GCCAGGCTGCTTAAAGCAGAAGCCGGCCTCTAGCCCCTGTGGGGCAACCTCCCCAACCTTGACTCCACTGGAGCTACCCAATGTCTGCATCTAACAGCAACTTCGGGGGAACTTTTCTCTCGAACCTGATTACTCGTCCCGAGTTTCTTGAGTACACCGCCCAAGGAATCTTCGAGCAATCGAAGTGGATTCAGAGCGGCATTGTGCAACGCAACGCTGCCCTCGACGCTCGTGCTGGCGGCACCCGGGTGCGCGTGCCTTTCTTCGACCCGATCAACCCGACCGAGACCCAAATCCTTTCCACCTCCAGCTGGAACGGTGGCCTGGGTTATCTGACCGCCCAGAACGTCACTGCCGACGAGCAGATCATGACGCTTCTGCACCGTGGCTTCGCCTACGCCGCAGACGACCTGAGCAAGCTCGGCTCTGGCGCTGACCCTCTGGCCCACGTCCGCAACCAGCTGACCGCCGCCATCAACAAGCTGAAAACCGCCACCCTGGCAGCCCAACTGCTGGGTCTGTTCGGCGGCATCAGCGGCACCGGCGTCCTCGGCCCCAACCAAAGCAACAAAACGTTTGCTGGTGTGCCCGGTTCGATGACCGAGGCCAACTTCTTGAACGTGGCCAACGTTGTAGGCACCAAGGCTCTGCTGGGTGAGCGCGGCGATGAACTCGACGCCATCGCCATGCACTCCAACGTGGCTTACTACCTGCAGCAGGTGGGGATGCTGACCTTCAGCACTTCTGCACTGTCTACCGGCGGTGCCGTTGTGTGGGGCGGCGGCGGTGTGGGCGTGACCCAAACCGAAGTGGCGACCTTCGCTGGTCTCCGCGTGGTGATCGACGACCAGCTGACTTTCCTGGCTGGCGGCACCTCCACCCATGCCCGGAAGTACCCCGTCTATCTCTTCAAGAGTGGGGTTGTTTCCGAGGGTATTCAGCAGGATCTGCGCCTCGGCGCCGACCGCAACATCCTGTCCATGCAGGACATCCTGGCCGTCGACTACCACTACGGTTACCACGTCATTGGCACCCGCTGGGCCGTTGCCGGCGACAACCCGACCAACGCTGCCACCACCGGCAACCTGGCCGACACCGCCAGCTGGGCACTGGCTTACACCACTACCCGGCAAGTCCCCATCTGCCGCCTGCTGGTCAACACCCCGTTCGATACCACTGCCTACTGATCCTTCAGCAAGGCATCAAAAAGGCCCCCATTACCGGGGGCCTTTTCTTTTATCTACTCAACCTTCAATCTCACCAATCCGCATCCGCTCCTGATACTCAAAAATCTCTGGAGCACGCCCCACCAGTTTGTACGAGTGGCTAATCAACTCACGAAATACATGCGGACTAACCGCCAATTCCTGCTGGATCGTCTCTGCATCTTTACCCGCAGCAAACATTTCGCGGATTGCCTCAGCAACGGGCTCCAGTGAGCGCACAGTGTCACCAGGCAACGCGGATGGTGCGGATTCCTCCTTTACTTCTAGGCTGTCAGCAGCTTTGCGAGCAGGCATGAGTACAGTGCGTCTCTTCGTACTACAGGATAACTGTCGCAGCTTTGTTGACGTCCAATACGGCCAACACCTAGAAGCCCAAGCCGAGCTGGAAATGTTTGGCGCCAAGGTTTACCACTCAATGATTTTGCGCGAAACAGCCAAACAAAGGAAATCACGCACTGGCGCTAGACTCAAACAAAGGATGTATTGATTGTGGCTGCCGTCATTGATGCCACTGTTGCCGGCGCGTCAGCCAACAGCTACGTGACGTTGGCCGCCGCCAACACCTACTTCGAAACCGTCCCGGACTCCGCGACCTGGACCGACAAAACCGACGACCAAAAGAACCGCGCCTTGATCAGCGCCACCCGCTGGATCGACGCCCTCAGCTTCTACGGCGACCGCTGCACCACCACGCAAGCCCTGAAGTGGCCCCGCGAAGACTTCGAGGTTGACGGCATCGAACTGGTTTGCACTGTCATCCCAACCGAAATCAAAGTCGCCACCTACGAACTGGCACGCGCCCTCGCCAACGACACCGACGCCATCACCGGCAGCACCGGCACGACCGGCCTCTACGACCAAGTGGAACTCGGCGAACTGAAGGTCAAATACAAATCCAGCTCCACCACGCCAGGCATGGTGAACAACGTCTTCGACCTATACCCCTGGCTCCAGACCTACCTCGGCGCCTATTGCATGGGCGGCGCCACCAATTACGCCGTCCGCCTCCGCCGAGGTTGACATGGGCCTAATCGACACCACCTTCGCCCCCATCCCGACCTCACTCCTCGCCGACTGGGGCCAGAACATCACGTACATCAAAACCGCCACCCCACGCACCTACAACCCAACAACTGGAGCAGTCACTGGCTCCGACACCACCGTCACAGTCAAAGCCGTCATCACCCGCCTCAACCCGCGCGAATCCGAAGGTTTGTACCAAACCACCGACCTCAAGGTCATCATTGGCACCAGTGAGCTTGGGACGTATTACCCCACTGAAGCCGACCGCATCCAATACACCCAAGACGGCGCCACCCGCGAAGCCAAGATCATCAACATCACGTCTTATCGCGGCGACAATCCGGTCATGCACACCTTTATTGCGAGGCCGCAGTAATGGCTAAAAAAGGTTTCTGGCAAGGAGGCAAAGAACTCGCAGAGGAACTTGACCGGCTAGGCGGATCACTCGCATTGGTTGGCCCTACGTTGGCAGCCGAGCGCGTTGTCCGAGAAGTACAGCAAGCCGGCCCAAGCTGGACCGGAAAGTTTTCAAACTCCTGGCAAATTGAAGGCCCCCAAGGTCAACTCGTCAAAGGCGACGGCCAGTCCGGCGAACCCCGCCCAGTCGAATTTGCATCTACCCCATTTACCGGTCGCCAAGCCACAGCAACACTATTCAGAACAACAGTCTTAAAAGACAAAATCGTCTACAGGATCTCCAATTTTTCCCCTTACGCCGCTGAAGCCACTGATGAAGTACAAGGGACATTTATTCGTCCCAAGGATGCTGTAATTCCTCAAACACAACTCGGTTTAAGTAAGTGGGATCCCCAAGACACAACTCGCCTACCCAACACGTATAGGGGCCAAACAACAGGCGGTAGACCAAACGGAAGTGCCAGTCGTACAGCCCCCTTGGACTGGTTAGCTACCTACGCATCCGCCGGAATAAACCGTGCAGTCAAAATAGAAATGGACGCCGCGCTAAGAAGCCCCCGATGAACTACCAAGCCATCCGCGCCGCGGTCGAAAATCCACTGCTTACAGCATTTGGTGCTTTAACCCCAGCAGTACCCGTTTACTTCGACAACATCACGGCCGTCCCACCCAACACAACCACTGAATACGTCCGCGTAAATGTTACTTTCGGCATTACCAACGAACCCACTCTTACCTCCAGCGTGGACAACGCTCGTGGCGCAGTTGTCATCCGCATTTTTACAGAAAAAGGACGCGGCCCCGCCCGCAACCAAACTTTGCTGACCACTGCCGTAAACGTGCTGGAAAACATCAACAACAGTACAAAAAGCACTAGCGGTGTTTATTTCAAAGTCGGTGAAATTAACGGTCCAACATTTTCCACTACGGAAGAGTCTCCCCATTTTATGGGACGCATCGAAACTTCCTACGTAGCGACTGTGTTGTCATAGGAAATGTTTGTGTTGAGCGCTAACCTGTATTAAGCCGGGCAGTGCCCGCCCAACAACGTTCACTTGGTACGCCCTATGGCCACCACCGTTCTGTCCGGCACGTCCGGCGCTCTCTACTACAAACCCGCCGGCACCAACGGCAACTTCCCGGAGACTGGCGTTAACATCAGCACCGATGTCATCACCGTTCAACCGTTCCTGAACTTCAAGCCTGGTGACCCGGTGAAATTCCGCGTCATCAACAGCCAAACCGGCGAAGCAGGTTCCGGCACCCTGCCTGCCCCGATCAGTGCTGCCACCACTTACTTCGTACTGTCCTACACCGCCGCCACTGGCGCACTGACAGTCTCGACCTCTGCAGGTGGCACCATTCTCGCCATCACCGACGACGGCACTGCCGTCGCCCCCAACGAGTTTGAGGTGTACTACGCCGACTTCGCTGTTGTCGGCCAAGTCCGCGACTGGAGCTTCGAAATCAGCCGCGCTGAGATCGACGTCACCACCATCGGCCAAACCCCCGGCCAGTACGTGCCCTTCCGCAGCTACATCAGCGGCTTTGGCGATGGCACCGGCACCGCCACGGTCTACATGACCAACGAGGACGCCGCCTTGTCCAACCGCATGATCGAGGACGTGCTCCAGCGCCAACAGACTGGCGCCGCCTTCAAGCTTTACACCGACCGCGTATTCAGCGGCGGCACCCTGAGCGAGACCCTGAGCCGCTCGATCTCGTTCGATGCAGTGCTGACCTCGGCCAGCTTGAACATCAACCCCGACGACGCCCAATCGGTGACCGTCAACTTCCGCCCTGCTGGCACCCCGACCTTCGACTTCAGCAGCGCCGCCTGATAGTCTGCTGTCGCAGCCAGTTCAGCAACCCCCGGCCTCCCAGCCGGGGTTTTTCATTTCTACTCCGCTACACTAATCCCATACCCCAAGCACTGGTATGCCCGTTCCTGTACGCGCAATCGACCGTCTCCGCAAGGCCGCCAACCTGGAGCCAGTCAAAAAAGTAGTAGACCTGTCCGATGGGAGTACATTTGAAATGTGGGTGGCACCGCTGACGATGGCTGAGCGCGAACGCGCCCAGAAACAAGCCAAGTCCGACGACGCCAACGCCTTCGCACTTCAACTGCTGATCGCCAAGGCCCTCGACGAATCTGGCGCCAAACTCTTCAACGTCGGCGAAGTCGACGTCCTGAAAAACGAAGTCAAGGACAAAGACCTGCAAGCTCTGATGCTGGCGATCCTGACCGACGACGCCGAGCCCATCGACCCAAAATCCTGAGCGCCGAACTCCGCAAGGACAACTGGCTCATGCTCCAATTCGGCGTCGCCAAGGAGCTGGGCCTAACCCTTACCGAAGTTCGGACCGCAATGACCGCCGAAGAACTACTCGGCTGGAGCGCCTACTTCCAAATCCTAAACGAAGACCAGCAAAAGGAGATGGACAAGGCCAAACGCCGCCGCTAACCCGGCGGCTTTTTTACACCGTAAACTGAAGTACCAGAGTATGCGTGGAACGCCGTGGCTGCCTACAGAGCCGATATCGAGATTGGCGTAAAGGGCGTACAGCAGCTCCAAGCTTTAACTAAGCAGATAAATACTCTTGCTACAGGCGTAGATAGTGTAAACAAACGTCTAGCTGGCGCATCTCAAAGTATTAATGCGTATGACGCAAATCTTGCACAAGCTGCTGCAACACTTAATAAAGTAAAAGCCGGAACAATCGCTGAAGCAGATGCAGTGCGCCAATATGTGCAAGCACTAGGTCAAGCTAATGCAGCAAGAGATCGTCAGAATCGGTTAATTCAACAACAGATAATCCTACAACGTAAACCTGTTCCAACAGCAAATGCAGGTGTTGGCGTCCAAGGTCCGGCATTACCGCCAAGAACTTCTGCAGCAGTAGCAGCATCCAGAAGTGGTGGGGGTGTTGGCGGACGTATTGGTGGAGCTATTAGCGGCAGCATTATCGGCGGTGCATTCCCTCTACTGTTCGGCCAAAGCGGTGGAGCAGCAGCCGGTGGCGCCATCGGCGGTCTAGTTGGTGGTCTTGCAGGTCCCGGCGGTAGCTTCGCTGGTTCGCTGCTTGGCACACTTCTAGGTGAAATTGCCTCTAAGGGGCAAGCTATAAAACAGCTTGGTGATGACATCGGCTTTTCTACTCAACAAACAAAACAACTTTCCGACGCTTTTAAGGTTGCAAATACCGATGTAGATAAATTTACCGCTGTTATTCAAAATATCCGTGGTGTTGGCTTAGCCCTTGAAGATCAGGCAAAAGCAATCCAGCTCGTAACCCGTCTCACAGAAGCGTACGGCGGGTCATTTGAAAAAACCGGCAACTCAATCACCAGCGCACTGGAATCCGGAAAAGTAACCCAAGCAACTCTTAACCAACTCACAAGCCAAGGCATAAATATCCAACAAGCACTTGCAGATAAGTACAAAGTAAGCAGATCCGAAATCTTGAAAATGGCTAAAGACGGTGAAATATCCGTCCAAAGTTTGATCGACACTCTTGTCGAGGTAGCCAACGCAGGCACCGCAGGAGCTACAAAAGTTAGAAGCAGCTACGAAGAAACTGCAACCGCAATGACCAATGCGTTTGCAAACGCCACCACAGGAATAAACACCAGCTTTACTAACACGCAAAATACAGTCGTAACAGCATTTGACCGCATAGTCAAAGCGATGTCACCCGCGCTTATAAAGCTAGCTGAAATTACCGGAAAAGTTATTTCACTAGGTGCTTATATTGTAGAACTAGGCGTTAAATTTGCTACTGCTTTTTACAGCATTCCCGGGACTATTCAAGCTGTAGGCACAGCAATCTTAAACATGATCCCAGGACTCAATGCTATTTATTGGACTCTATCTTCAATAGACAAGCTTAGAGGAGGCGTAGGTGAAAATAGGGGCGGTTTAGCTACTTCACTAAACCTGAACGCCGGAATGGATGGCGCAAACTGGCCTGCCGGAATACCACGCCCTGGTACACCAGTCCAATCGTTCACGGTACCAAGCGAATTCGGCCCTACAGGTGGCGCCGGTAAAAAAGGACCGAAACCGCCCGAAGATCGCACGGCTTTACTCCGTGAAGATCTTGAAGCAATGAAACTGATGTCCGTCACCCAAGACGGTATACGCGACGCACTCTTCGAAGGCAATAAAGAACTAGCAATTCGCTTGGAATACGATCAAAAGGTAGCTGACATCAATCGTGATACAGCTAAAGCCCTACTTAACGCAAACTATGAAACAGAAAAGACTGTAATACGCGCGCAAGAAATTGTGCGCTTAAAAGATGCGCAACTACAACGTGACGACGAGTTGCGTGAGCTTGCTCGTGACATAGACGAAGCAGTAAAAAACACCTTAGATGACTTGCGCGGCGGCATTACATGGGACGACACTGGTATGCGCGAAATTTTTGATATGCGACTACCAGACGCTATAAAAGAAATAAAAGAAAATCTAGCCGCTTTAACCGACCCAATAAATCAAATTATCGGCGCAGCTAGTGCCATAGGCGATGCTTTTTCTGCGTCTTTCAAAGGCATTATTTCTGGCGCAATGACTGCTAGAGAAGGACTATCTAATTTTTTCAAGAGTGTTGGAGATTATTTTATTGACATGGCAGCGCGTATTGCGGCCGAAGCACTAAAACTTCAAGCTATTCAGTTACTTCAAAGCCTACTTTCTCCTCTACTAGGGGGATTTGGCATTGGATCCATGGGCGCTCCTGGTTTACAGGGAACAGGTGCTTTATCCACTACACCCTTGTTCCCCGGCGGAGCTTTTGCCGAAGGCGGCTTTGTTACTGGCCCCACTCGCGCTCTGATCGGCGAAGGCGGCGAGCCCGAGTACGTCATTCCACGATCCAAGATGTCCGCCGCCATGTCCCGCTACTCGCGTGGCGCCCGTGGCGAGGCTGTTGTTTTTGGCAACGGCATCGGCGGTGGAAGCGGTGGCACAGCAACCTCCGCAATGGAGCCTATCGACGTCCGCTACAGCGTGGAACGCATCAACAATGTGGACTACGTTACGGCTGACCAGTTCAGGGCCGGCATGGCACAAGCTGCCCAACAGGGCGCTATCCAAGGCGAACGCCGCGCCATGCGCAGCCTGAAAAACAGCGCCGCCACACGTAGAGGAGTCGGCATCTAATGGAATACGCCTACGGCCACCTCCTCGACATCGGCCCCAGCGGCCAAGCGGCACAGTACCGCTTCCAGAATTACGCGATCAACCAGAACGTAGACGGCTACTTGTTTCTGCCGTTCAGCTTCGGTGGAGCGGTAGCCACACTCCAAGGCGACAACCTCGACGCGACGCTTCAGTTCGCCAATATCGAGATGACACGCGCCTGGATTGTCGAGGCACTCGATAACCTATGGGTTGCCAAGGTCACCACGGTGCTCTGGGAACCCTCCACTGGAGCAGTCCAGCGCACCCTTTACAACTACTGGGGCACCTGTTCAAGCGGCGGTTGGGACGAAGTCAACATCCAGGTCAGCCTGAACTCGGTGCTCGACGCTGTGCAGTCCAACATCCCCGGCCGCAGGCTGCACCGCTGGCAAGTCGGCAGCATCCCGTTCACAGCGCAGATCAGTGTGTGAGCATCTGATCGGTCGCCGCTACGAGTACGGCGGAGACGATTGCATCCACCTTGTTGTCGATTCCCTCAAAGCCCTCGGCAAAACCCCGCCAGACGTTGCCAACCACTGGTACGAACTCACTCCTCGTGGGATCTTGCGCGAGCTGGCACTTTTCTGCGATTCACTAGACGCGCCCGCCTACGATGGGGACATCATTCTGTTCGGCGCCAAGCCACCTGAATTCGGAGTCCAATGGCAGAGTGGCATCCTGTTCATAAACCACTTGATTTCCGCAGTGGACTGGAAACCGGTGGCAAGCTTTACGATCCGCCGCTCCTACCGTATGAAATCGCGCTAATCGAAGCGCTGGGTTGCAGTGAAGAAGAATACAAGACTTTTGTTCGTCACGCTGTACAGCGCACATACGTACGCCCTGCTGAATATGAGAATATCCCTGAAATTTATGCAGCAATGGTTCCGGTCGTCGTCGCTGCGGCTGCCGGTGCAAAATCAGTCGCAACAACTATTGCCGTAAACGTTGCCATTGGCCTGGCACTAACAGCCGTCAGCATTTTGCTGTCTCCAAAAGCACCAGCGCTTGAATCACCTGCCAAAATTCGCGGCAAAAAGCTAGCGGATCAAATCGGCCCTACCCGCTTCAATCAAACCACTAGCTTTGACAACGTCAGTGCTCTTGCCGAGTACGGCCAGCCAATTCCCATTCCCTTCGGCAAGAGAGGCACTGGTGCTGACGGCGCCCTGACCGGCGGCCTGATCCTCGCTCCAGCATTGGTGTGGAGCCGCCTCTACAGCTACGGCAGCTACCAAGCTTTTGAAGGTATCTACGTTGCCGGCGAATACGGCATCGCTGCGCCCGAACTCGGTGGCATCCGGGTTGGCACCACAGCCCTCAATAGCCTCGGCAATCGCGACTATGCAGTGTTCTGGTCCAGCCAGTTAGGGGAGAACAGGCCAACGACAGCACGCTTAGTCGCAGGCACACATAAAGAAGGGGACGGCACCACCGGCTCCGTCGGACGCCAGATCTTTACCGCCCCAACCGAGGACGGGCAGTTCAGCCAAGGATTTTCCATGGCGTACAGCCCCCAAGCAGATACTTCGTTTGGAACAGCCGAGCCCATCCACAACGGCACAGCCTTCCGCTTCAACTGGGAAATCATCTCGGCCCCCTACGCAGCAACAGAAGGCCCCGATAACAAAGAAGCACGCTACGAGACTCAAGCCCGCCGCCGCAAAATTGCAGGTTCTGATGCTGATGTTCTTCACATATATACAGGTCAACCGAAGGAAGACATCGGGCAAGTAGGAATGCCTGGCGTAGGTCGCGCCTACTCTCGCCGCATGGGTTTTGTTGCACACAGCGGCACCAATGGAGGTAACGACGTCGCTAATCGAACAATCATTACTGTCGCAGAAAACGATACCCTGATCTTTGAGATTAACGGCAATAACTGGAAAGATTTTAACCAGTCTGATTTCAAAGACACAGAAGTCAACGTTAAAGACCTGAAGTCTTCTGCTGACTCTTGGCGGGCAAGAGCTTCTGATTTGCTAGCCATAGGCTCAAAGTGGATCATCGGCGCTTCAGTCTGGGTTGTTGAAAGCAGAAGTCCTGCCACTTGGACGCAGTTTCAAACCCAGCGGATTACGTTCAGGTGCACCGCAATCACGGGCGTAGCAACTGTCGGTCTAGCCGGTAGAAAAACAGTAGAAGAACCGCTAGGCGGCTACGAGGGCAGCGTCTTTAACCCCAACAAACACTGTGGCGCTGCATTCTTCAACATTTGCCGTCTGCACATGGCAAGCATTCGCCCTGTGCGACGCGATGCTCAAGTCATTGAGATTGGGCTGCGCAGCCAAGTCTGGAACCGCGCCAACGGCCTTTGTAATTTTAACGCAATTCCAACACCTTTCAAACTTCACCAACTCGATAAACAAGACATCACGCTTACGACGCCTCGAATGGATAAATACTTCGAGCGGACATCATGCTTTTCTATCTGGGTACGTCCAGTCCAGGTGTATGGCCAAGCTCAAAAACCTTGGCGGCGAATGCCACAAGTCTTTTGCGTAACTGGCAACGCACCAGTTGATCAATACAACTACATCCGAATCCGCCCACGTCAAGCTGGTTACTACGAATACCGCTTTATCCCCCGCACTGGATCTGATATTGCAACTAACAGTATCGACACAAATCAAGTCATCCGTCTTAATGCAAACACTGGTGCTGAATACGGACAGGATTTTTCCACAGATTACGGCGCTTTCCGTATTACAACAAATGGCGAGGTCATATCCATTGCCGACATTCGCCTGAACGACGAGCTTGTTACTGACCCACAAGAAGGCAGCAGTGTAACAACAACTCAAACAACGATTCCTTCAGCGCTGTCTCAATACGACCAAAGCTCTAACAACGGCAGTGTACAACAAGTTGTAAATGCTTGGCTCACAGAACTTTTAGGTTTAGCAAAAGATAAACCTGGTCAATCCGCAAGTGCCACGTTAACAAAAAACAAATCTGGTGTAGGTCAGATTGTATTTACTGTGACCGCAGATTCAGTTGCAGGTACTTTCGGGGTTGACTACGGAGCCGTGTACCGGGATCTCAATAACAATAGTCCTTACATATGGAAAAACGTTCAGTATACCATTGTTTCCGCAACTGGCACATGGAACACTACGCACGCTTTCACTATTGAAATACCAGTAAGCAACAGATTTTCTAACTATGGTGGCTATTCAATTGTTTATGTAGCATGGCAGGTTTCTGCTGTTCAAGCTGCATCTACGGTAGATACCTCGGTCATCAGCACTGCCGAACGCATTTTCGAGGAAAACTCGCAGGTCTCGGACTGTAGCCACTACTTGGAACTAACCAAGTCCAACGAGAGCGGTCCAGAGCACCAGATCGTTTACGTCAACGAGTTTGTATCTAACGAAACTCTCGCTGAGTATTACGGGATGTCTACGTTGGGTTTCACCGTCAAATCCAGTGGTCAGCTCGGCGGCATTGGCCAGATCCGCGCTTGGGTCCCCACCGGCATCAACGTTTACCGCCTGATCGAGCGTGACATTAAACCCAGCAACCTGTTTGCCGACCTCGTCTATTACCTGCTGACCAGCAAGAGCCAAGGTGTCGGCAACGTCGTCCCAACAGAACTGATCGACATCGAATCGCTCACCACAACAGCCCAATACCTACGCGCCAACAGAATCTTCTTTGATGGCGTGGTGGAAGACAGCGACAGCCTGCGCTCATTCCTCTACGACAACGCAGCACTCCAGCTCTGCAACTTCACTATCAAAAACGGCCGCTTCGGCATGATGCCGGCGTTGCCCTACGACAACAGCTACCAGATCAGCACCACGCCCATCGCAATCGAGCAAATCTTCACCTCGGGCAACATCATCCAAGACAGCCTGCAGGTCCAGTACATCGACGCCGCTCAGCGGGCCAACTTCCGGGCCTTGGTCACCTGGCGCGTCACTGTCGAGAACGATCTACCCACACAAGCCTCTGCCTTGGTCGACTGGGCGGACATCGCCGAAGGCAGCCGCTCCACCACCCAGCAGACCTTTGACCTGACCGACTTCTGCACCAATCGCGCCCAAGCGCTGAAGACTGCACGTTTCCTGCTGAGCATCCGCCGCCGCGTCACTCACACCGTCAGCTTCAAGACCGTGCCCGACGCCCTCGGTATCCAACCCGGCTCGTACATTCGCGTCATCACCGAAGCCACCACCTACAGCGCCACCAACAACGGAGGAATCACAGATGCTGGCACCCTCGTCAGCGTCACATCCATCGCCAACGGCAGCTATGACGCCCTCATCTACAACCCCACCACGAGCGCTGTAACCGAACAACGCATCACGATCCAAAACAAAACCGTCACAGACACCGCCCTACGCGGCTGCCTTTTCACCCTGCTCAGCCTGCAAACCAGCGCCTCCGTCTACCAAGTGGAGCAGCTAACGCTGGACGAGGACGGTCTCGTCAACATCAGCGCCGTGGAAGTACCCGTCGATTCCACCGGCGTTAGCATTGTTGCTAAGGACGTTTTGACTGAAGAAAACTTCCGGGTGCTGGAGTGATGCCGTTTCCAAACCTCAAGCCATCCGCACGAGAGTTCAGCCCTGGCGCGTGGCCGGTCAAAAACTTCAGCTCGCAATCCGGCAGCGAAGTCCGCATTCTGTACGGCAGCCGTCGTGTTAACGCCAAGCTCACGCTTGGCTACGACAACATCACAGACGCCAACGCCCAACTGTTTCTCGACGACTACGCCGCACAGCTCGGAACGCTGCGCACGTTTACCTTGCCAGCCAGCACGAACACCCGTGCCGGATGGGAAGGCACAGCCGCTGCGATTGATGCACCACCTGGAACTCGCTGGCGCTACGAGTCTGAACCTCGCGTTCAGTCGATCTACAAAGGTCGCAGTAGTGTGCAAGTAAGCCTTGTAGCCGTTGCCTAGAATGGGGCAAAGCCCTTAGGCGCGAGCAATGGCATTTTTCACAGGTCGTACCGGGTCTCTTGTTATTGGTGGCAAGCCTGTCGCCAAAATCCGCGACTGGTCAGTAGACACAACAGTTGAACTGCTCAGTACCAACGCCATCGACAGCACGGTTAATACTTTTACCCCTGGCGTAAAAGGTGCCACGGGCAGCGCCACGCTTATCTACTACCGTTTGGAGCCGGGCGAAAGCACCACCTATGAGCAGTTCACCACAATCCTTTCGAGGGTGATGAAAGGCGGAGCTATTACTGAAAGCGACAGGGTACTGCTCGAGCTGAATGTGGGCGGTGACAATAAAGACGATTTCAAATTCAACGCATATATCACCAACGCTCAGGTCAGCGTCAGTACAGGTGAGTTAAGCGTCGTACCGATCCAATTCACCATGGATGGCGACTTTACCGAGGTCGTCACCGCGTAATGGCTGTCTTTCTAGGCAATACAGGCAACATCCGTCTACGCCGTGGTTCTAGCCTGAGCTACGGCTCGTTTTCGGATCGCATCGAGCCCGACGACGTCAACACGTCCCTAAACCGCCTGGGGTTCACCTCGTCGCTGGACAATCTACTGACGGGCGACCGCCTAGAGATCTCGACGAGTGACCCTCGCGGACTGGTGTGCTTTGCTCCATCCGCCTGGGACTCCGCAACAGTCGAAGACACCATCAGCGCGTACGTCAACGTCAACGCTGCCGGCGGCCTCCGCTTCTTTCCCTTATTTGAGGACGCCGTCAACAACGTGCGAGCCAGCGAACTCTCTTTGGCCGCGTTTACAGGCGATCCGATCGCTATTGATTACATTGTTCGTGATTTGCGTAACAACGTTCTCGGCAACGTAACCGGTTATACGTTCAACACAGACAGAGAATCCATCGACGTTACAGCGCTAAGCGATAAATTCAAACAGCAGTACAGCGCAGGGCTTATCAGCGGTAACGGCAGCATCGACTGCCTATTCGACTACAAAAGCACTGGTGTTAAAGAAACACCGCTGCTAATGCTCCAGCTAATCCAACGAGTGGATATCGGCAGCGAGTTTGACCTTGCTTTGTACGTAACCGACCGCAGCTTGGATTCTTCCTTGACTTCGGTTTACTACGAGATGACGGCCCTCGTCACTCGCGCTGGAATCACTCTCAACACAGAAAGCGTCATCGAATGCAGTATTGACTTTGTTACTACGGGCGAAGTCCGCCTTCTGATTGGTGAACCAGCTGGTTACATCCTCAAGGAAGACGACGACCGCATCCAGTTGCAGCAATCACTCGATTTCCTGCTTCAAGAGGTTGACGACTAAACTGGGACATATCCCTGAAATGGAGTTGGGCAGTGGCTGACCAGCGGATTACCCAGCTAAACGCATTGCCTAAGGCCGGGGTCGCCGCCACTGACGTCCTACCCATTGCCGATATCTCGGCAAGCGAGACCAAAAAAGTAACCGCCAAGGATCTTGTTGCCGCTGGCATCGACTTGGTGGACAACGGCGAGATCGACCTCGCCAAGCTCGATCAGAACAGCGCCACCAAACTCGGCACTACCGCTCTTGCTGACGACGCGGTCACCTACGCCAAGCTGCAAAACGTCAGCGCCACCGATCGACTGCTTGGTCGTAGCAGTGCTGGTGCTGGCAACGTCGAAGAGGTTCCGCTCACCGCTGCCGGTCGAGCACTCCTGGATGACGCCGATGCTGCAGCCCAACGCACAACGCTCGGACTTGGAACTCTAGCCACGCAAAGCGGCACGTTTTCTGGTACACACTCAGGCACTAGCTCTGGTACAAACACAGGTGACCAAATCATCACCCTTACCGGTGATGTAACTGGATCCGGCACAGGTTCGTTTGCAGCGACCATCGCAAACGATGCGGTTACTTACGCAAAAATCCAAAACACAGCAACTACTGATGTTGTTCTTGGGCGCAGTAGCGCAGGTGGCGGCAATGTCGAAGAGATCGCTTGCACCGCTGCTGGCCGCGCTCTGCTCGATGACGCCAATGCCGCAGCCCAACGCACCACGCTCGGCCTTGGCACGATTGCCACGCAGAACGCCAACGCTGTTGCAGTTACTGGCGGTACAGCAACGCTTAGCAGTCTGAGCGCCAATTCCGTAACGATTTCGGGCGGCACCATCACCGGCATCACCGATCTGGCTGTAGCTGACGGTGGTACCGGCGCGAGCGACGCCGCCACAGCCCGTAGCAACCTCGGGCTGACCATCGGCACCAACGTCCAGGCATACGACGCCGGTCTCAACTCAATCGCGGAACTCACCACCACCGCCGATCAAACCGTCTACACCACAGGTGCAGATACCTATGCCGTCACTGGGCTCACCGCTGCCGGTCGAGCACTCTTGGATGACGCCACCGCTGCTGATCAACGCACCACTCTTGGTCTTGGCTCTGTTGCCACAGCAAACCAAGTCAGTACAGCTTTAATCCAAGACGACGCGGTAACTGCTGCGAAGCTCGCCAACGAATCCACGGTCGACTTCGTCACGACGCTTCCCGCCAGCGGCGAGTACTTGGGTCAGTTAGCCCGCGTAACCAGCGACGACAAGCTCTACTGCTGGGATGGCGCCACTTGGGTCAGCATCAGAGCCGCCGGCAGTGTTAACACCATTACTGGTGGCGTAGCAGGCGTCGTTAATGTCACCGCCACTGCCTCAGGTGATACCGTAACCATCGGCACCACACTCGATAACACGAGTGCGGCCGGACAGTTTCTTGCTGGGCCGTCCTCGGCAGCGGGTGCGGTGACATATCGCACCATTGCCGGCGTGGACCTGCCGACAGCTACGACTGGAGCCAAAGGTGGTGTCGTCGTCAACGGTAATGGCTTAGTGATGAGCGGCGACACCATCGCCGTCGATAACACTGTTACCGCTGAAACCAGCAATTTCCACGTCGTCCAATACAACAACAAAGGTCTCATCACCGGTGGCCGGCAGATTATTGGGGCCGACGTACCCGTCGCCAGCGCCAGCAGCATTGGTGTCGTCCGCCCCGGCTCCGGCCTCGGTGTTGACGGCGCTGGCACGCTGAACCACAGCAACTCGATCACTCCAGGTAGCGCAGCCAAAGTCACCTACGACGGTGAAGGTCACGTCGTCGCAGCTCTGGCACTCACAGCAACCGACATCCCCGAGCTTGACGCCAGCAAGATCACGACCGGCACGTTTGCTTCGGAGCGCCTCGCCCCCAACAGCGTTACCGCATCTCAACTTGCTGACTACGGCATCGCGCAGGTTGGTAGCAGCCAGCCAGTTCCCGAGTTCGCGGGCCAGCTCTGGATCAACCCCACTGACCGCACCGCCTACGTCTGGGTCGGCCAAGTCTCCCCAGCTCAGGGTTACTACCTACCCCTAAACAACGAGTTCGGCGCTCAAGCCAACCTTCGATTCGGTGGCACCTATAACGCAAGCACCAATACCATTTCCAGCCTCAACACTTATGGATCATCCTCCGGCCTAACTGTTAACACCGCTCTTGTTGCACCAACTGCTGCAAGCTCTGGTCTCTACTTGCTCGTGACTACAGCAGGCACTGGCACATCACCAGCGCCTGCTGTTGCACTGGACGTCGGTGACTGGATCCTCAGCCCTGGCTCTGGTACGACATGGACGCACGTAAACATCGTCGGCGCTGGTATCAGCGTTATTGACGCTGGCGACGTGACTTTCAGTGGTGGCGCACTCAGCCCCCCGATGACGGGTGTGGCAGATGCCGAAGCCGCGCTAACAACACTGTGGGGCCGTAGCCAAATTGCAACGCCGTCAACATTGGGCATCGTTCTCGAAACGACCGAAATTGCGGTCAACAACACCACCGGAGCAATGACAGTCGGAGTGGTCGATGAAGGCACCTACTGATGTCCAGCTTCAACTACAACGGCGAAAACCTTCCTCGTGGTGGGATCGAGGGTGAAATCCTTGTCAAGGTCTCCAATGCTGACTACTACGTTCAGTACAAGACACTGACGCAAGTCATCGCCGAGTACGACGTCGAAATCGACGAGGGTGAGTATTGAGTCTCAGTAGACTTGAGCCGTAACGCCGTTCCAGAAGGAAGTTAAGGCATGGCCACCTACAAGCATCTTCGTAGCGGCACCGCAAATAAGCGTCCGACCACAAGTATTGCCGACGGCCAGCTTGCGATCAATACCAACACCGCAAGCCCCGGCCTCTTCTTCAAGGACTCTGCTGGCACTGGCATCGTCAAGGTCGGCCCTGTCCATGTAGGCACTACAGCGCCGAACTCATCCCCTGCCGTTGGCGGCAGTACCGGCAACTACCTCGGCGAACAGTGGCTCGACACTAGTGTCAGCCCTGCCCAGATGAAAGTCTGGAACGGCAGCACTTGGGTCGGTGTTGTCGCCGACGAACTGCCTGTCTCCAAACTGCAGGACGGTGCTGCCCGCCAGCTCATCCAAACTGACGCCGCCGGCACTGGCGTCGAATGGACCAGCAACGTCGACGTTCCTGGCACCCTCGATGTAACCAGCACTGCAACATTCGACAGCATTGCGCAGCATCCGCTCGGTACTGCTGCTGCGCCCACAATTACATTTACCGGCGACACTAACACCGGCGTTTACTCTCCCGGCGCAGATCAAGTAGCCATCTCAACTGGTGGCACGGGGCGGTTGTTTATTGATGCGAGTGGGAATGTCCTGATTAATGATTTGGCAAGTGTCACTAGCAATGTGTCTGCTTACTTGCGTATTCGACAAGTAAACCCCGCCGCAGATACATCAATTGCAATTATCAATGCGCAAAACAGCGATGCAGACGCCACTGTAAAGATTAAAGCAGGGCAAGCAGCCCGAAACGGCGGCGAGATTGTCTTTGGCCGAGAAAATGGACTCGACTGGAACACGTTCACTTCTGCAGATGGTTACATCGCTTTTTCTCCTGTTCTTGATAACGCCAACACAGAACGTGTTCGCATCGACAGCTCCGGCAGGCTCTTGGTTGGTACGTCTAGTGCGCTTAGTAGTAGCGTAAATGATAAGTTGCAGATTGCTGCTGCCAGTGCAACCGGAGTCAGTACTAATCAAAGTATTTATTCTTTTAATACTGGAGGAGGTGCTTCATCGCTAAGCTTGACCAGATCTAACTCAGCTACATTAGGAGTTAATACCCTAGTTGCATCTGGACAAACGCTAGGTTTTGTTAATTTTTCAGGTGCTGACGGCTCAACTTACATTAATGCTGCTCGAATTATTGCAGAAGTAGACGGCACCCCTGGCGTTAATGACATGCCAGGGCGCCTTGTATTCTCCGTTACACGGGATGGCCAGGCATCGCTAACTGAGGCGATGAGGATTAACAATGCAGGCACCACCACACTGACATCTGCCGCATCTACTGCACCATTCATTGCCAACATTGGTGCTAGTGAAGTAGCCCGCATCGACAGCTCCGGCAGGCTCTTAGTTGGTACGTCTAGCAGCTCTAGACTTGTTACACAAATACTTCAAGGAAACAGCACTAGCGCAACAACTCAGTCCGTTCTTTTCTTTGCTAGAGGCTCTGCTAGCCCTGCTATCAATCAGGCACTAGGGGTTATTGAATTTGGAGACAGTAATCACGATGCAGCAGCAAGTGTTGCAGCTCGTAGAGATACAGGCACCTGGACACCTGGAGTTAGTCATCCCGGCCGCCTAGAGCTCTCCACTACTGCGGATGGGGCCTCAAGCCCCACCGAGCGCCTGCGCATCACCAACGATGGCGTGCAGTGTTATGACCAAGCCGCTCCTGTTTCTTACGCCGCTGCCGCCACTCTCGTTATTGGCGATCTGAAAAACGGCTTGGTCCAATACACCGGAGCTGCTGCCAACCTCACGCTGCCCACAGGCACCCTGACAGAAGGCGGTTTCTCCGGCATTTACACCAACATGACATTTGAGTGGTCCGTGATCAACACTGGCTCTGGCACTTGCACCATTGGCAACGGCACCGGCCATACCGTGACAGGCAGCGCCACTGTTGCCGCTGGCGCATCAGGTCGCTTTGCATCACGCCGGACTGCTGCTAATACGTTTGTTAGCTATCGCTTGAGTTGATTCATGAGGCGGGCAACCGGCCTACTTAACAGGTTGCATTACTACTAACCTGCTACTGCACACGGTTTTTACCATGGCCACCAACTTTGTTTGGGGTATCAACACCCTCGAGCGCGAGACCGACGACGGCTTCGTGTTCGTGGCTCATTATGGAATTTCGGCTAATGACGGCACGTATTCCAGCTCGGCGTATGGATCTATCGGCTTCCAACGCCCCGACAACTTGGTCCCTTACAGCGACCTCACGGAAGACACCGTGATCAGCTGGGTCAAAGAAGCCCTCGGCGGCGACGAAAAAGTTGCCGAAATCGAAGCCGCCCTCCAAAGCCAACTGGACGAACAACACGCTCCCAGCAAAGCCGCTGGTGTACCGTGGGCTTCCTGATTGCAGGACTGGCACTGCTGCTAGCTATCGCCATTCTTGGAATGATGGCTTGGCAATGGTGCCACACTTCTGATTGGCAAGATCGCTATTGGTGACATGGCAGTTAAGTCAAAGACAGCCCTGGGACGTGTCGAGCACCAGCCCGGCAAACCCAAGAAAACGCGCCAAGGGCAAGGACAAAACAGCCTGCCTAATCACGGACGCAAAAAGCTACGGGGGCAAGGGCGCTAACCTATAAAAAAGGTCGGCAGTATGCCTCGCAATGGACAACCACGAAGAGGCTTACACCGCATCGCCTGAGCACCCCAACCCCTTTAACCAAGCTGTCCCAGCTCTACTGACCGCCGCAGTCATCGGACTGGGCGGTCTTTTCATGCAAGTTGCCAAACTCGATCAATCGGTTGGAACTGTCGCAGCAGATATTCAAGAACTTAAGAACGACTCAAAAGAGCGTCTCAGCGACCTAGAAAATAGAGTCCGCCACATCGAAATGACCGTCGGCAACAAAAGATGAGCGTCGTAAACACCACCGACTACGGCAACGGCTTCAGCTTGGATCAGCTGGAAAACGAGCGCGGCGAACTGTACTACCGCGCCTGCAAGAACAGCATCTGCCGCTACGCCGAAGACCACTACATCGCAATGATGTACCTCGAAGGCATGGGTTGGGACCCTAAGCAACAAGCCCCTCAGTAATCCACGTAATAATCGCATCTTCCCGATGCGGCTCCCAGAACGGCTGGTCCCTGTACCACTCCAGCCAGTCTTCCGCTGACTTTGAGATATTGCACCCAAAACAGCAAGCCACCAAATTTTGCTGGTGCGTATGGCCGCCCCGAATTTTCGGGTGCACATGATCCAGCGTGGCAGAACGTCCCAAATCCGTACCGCAATAGGCGCACGAATTGCCCCACTGTTTAAGAATTGATTGTCTAAATCTTGCTTTTGCTTCCTTCTTGTTTAAGTATTCGCCATCCTCAATCCGATGGTCCATACCCAGCAGTGGCTACACGGAATGTAGCGGTAGAAACTCTTACGTGCGCAGGAACTCTTGTCTAGTACAGCTAAGCTTCCTGCAGATTCCCTATTTCGCATGGATCCGACCACGGCAGCAACCATCGCCATCATCGTGGCCGCCGGCTCTGAAGTCATCGCACTGCTTCCCATCAAAGAAAACAGCTGGATCCAGCTGGTACTCAAAGCGCTAAAGGTGATTTTCCCAAAGCGCTGACCGCCGCCCCAGAACGGCGGCGCCCCAAACAACAACGCAGGAGGCGGCAATGGCGCAAAACACGATCCGACTGATCGATCTATTCCGGTTCTACAAAGGACTGCCTCACCAGATGGCGGCCCTCACCGAACTGGAACGCGCTATCAACAAAGCCAATCCGCACATCCTGGGCCGCGACCAAGGCTGGTTCAAAACCTGGGCTGTTGCCGGCAAGCAAACCAACTTCCCCAACAGCTGGGAAGGCATCCTCGAAGCCGCCCGCGTCGCTGGCGCCAAATTCCCAGAACTCGTAGCCGCCCAATGGGCTTTGGAATCCAACTACGGAAAACTCGTATCCGGCAGAAACAACTTCTTCGGCCTAAAAGGCGAAGGTAGCGACAAGAAAACACAAGAATTTATAAACAATCAATGGATCACAATCACCGACAGCTTCATCGACTTTCCCGATCTGCTGTCTTGCGTGATGTACCTTGTCGACCACTGGTACAAAGATTACAAAAACTACAAAGGTTGCAATAACGCTTCCACCCGCGAAGAAGCCGCTAAGTGGTTACACAAAGAAGGTTACGCAACAGACCCTACATACCCGGAGAAGTTGATTCGGCTGATGGAACAGCACGCTGGAGCTAAACCTGCCGTTCCACCAGATCAAAAGCTACTAAAAGTTCCATACGAGTACCAGCTGGGCGCTGACGATGGAGCAACCGGTTACCGCCAGTGCTTTAGCTCCAGTTGCGCGATGGTGGCTCGTTACTACGGCAAGATCTCAGGCGATTACGAATACAACCGTCTTCGTGCCCGTTTTGGTGACACAACCGATCCCAAAGCACAAATCGCCGCCCTCAAAGCACTGGGACTAACTGCCACCTTCGAAATGGATGGCACAGTTGAGGATCTCGAAAACGAAATCGCCAACGGTCGCCCCGTTCCAACCGGCTGGTTACACAAGGGGCCCATAGCAAAACCCAGCGGCACAGGCCACTGGACCGTAGTGGTGGGCTACACCCCAACGCACTTCATCCACAACGACCCATTCGGTGAAGCCGACCTCCTAAACGGCGGCTACGCCAGCAACAAAGGAGGAGCCGGCATTGCCTACTCCAGAAAGAACTGGCTGCCTCGCTGGCTCATCGAAGGCAACGACACAGGCTGGTTCATGCGAATCCGCAAAAACTAGCCATGCGCCCCATCGAACACACGCCCGAGTCCAGCTTCCACAAGGCAGCCACGGACCAGTGGCTAGTCAGCCTGTTCAACAAACAGGACTATCGCGCCCTGCTGGAAGCCGCCCTTGTCCTGAACACTCTCCACCAGCTGGAACGCACAAAATCGGCCTGGGCTATCCGCGAAGCCGCAGATAACCTGGCCGATCACTTTGGTATGGACCGCGATTCCGCCTAGTTGATGTTGTACTTCTGGTACAACCCCGTGTAGGTGCTGTGCAGCGGATGGTCCTTTTTGTCCCGTCCGTCCCAGAAATACAGCCTGTCGAGAAGGTCAGCGCGATTTTGGTCGACGATGACTCGCCCCCAGCTCTGGCGTGCCCAGTCAGCGATTGGTTGACTCACCTTTTTTCTCCACGAGTTTGAGACGACGCCGGGCAGCTTCACGCGGCCCATTTTTGGCACGAGCCAGCTTAGGTTTTTTGGCTGCCGTTGCCGGCACCTCGACTTTGCAGTTCGGATAACGATTCTGCGCAAACTCAATCGCCTGCTGGAGCGACTCAGCCCGCACTAGATCCCGCATCGCCCCCTGCCCAGGCAACCAGATCTTCAGCTCAAATAGCCAAGCCTTTTCCGCACTGGTACGAGAGCGACCTTCACCGAGCCTGAGTTCGGGATCCTGCTGTTCCTGGAACGACACTATTTCCATGACCGGGGATAGGTGGGTTCATCAACGCTATGCACAGCAACAGGACTGTTAGTGCACTCAGCAACAACTCGCGCCGCAGCGACAGCCCGCTCGTATGTGACCCACGAGGATGCATCCT